TGCAATTCCTTCAGTAAGTTTATCTCTCTTATCATGAATATCTGTCATCGCTTTAATGAATACCCAAATATCATCAAAATAATGACCAATCATATCTACAAAATTAAGAAATACTGTATTTTCATCATCATCTTGAACAAACATAGGAAGATGGCTTCTTACTCTATTCTTATTTGCTCTATCATATACAGATGCAGAAATTAATTGATTTGCATACCAAGTCGTAGCAATCGATTGTGAAGTTCTTGCAAGAACGTATGGATCTGAATATGTTCCCAATCCACTCCTCTTTGGCCAGGCATTATCATGGAACACACCAATAGACTCACTTGAATATGAAGAACTTTGCTTAAACATATATTTTTCAAATTTATCAAAGGTATTAATAGTATCGCGTCGTTTTTGTTCCCAAGATTGAATTTGCACTAAAGAACCACTTATTGCTTGATATGGGGGATTTAATGATTCAGATCCAGATACATTTAAATAGGCACCAGCTACTGGATCAGCTACTATAGGTATAATGCCTGCTGTTCCACTACCTGCTCCGGCCAATGATGCACTTCTATCTGTATATTGTTCTATTAAATCTAATTTATATTTAAAGTTTTTAAGTCGTTTTTCTGCAGAACCAAAATGAATGAAATGTGCAAATTGAGAATAATCAACATTAATATCCGCACTTAAACTACCACTTAAAATTTCATCTTCTAATTTCTTCTTAATGGTTATATCAGTTGAAGTTAATGAACCATAATTTTTAAATTCTGTAGATCCGAGCCCTATTGGACTATTAACATTAGAAAATTCAGGAATTCTAAGAACAATATCACTTATTTCTTCCTCTATAAATGGAATTAAAGTGCAAATTTCCTCCACTGGTGGAATCATTTCTCTCACAACATAACAAAAATCGTGTTCTTCTATATTTCCTGGTAATGGTTCATATAACTTATAAAGAACTGAATAAGGATATTCAGGATAAGTAACAGTATCTATTTTAAAATTAGTTATTAAGTGTAAATGATTTTGACCAAAATTCAATAACTTACTCAAATCTTGATTTGAATCTATTTCATATTGAATAAACCATTTATCAAAATTTAAATTTTGATTTACATCAAATATATTTTCAAAATCATGACCAATCTCATTTCCTAACTCTTCATAAGAATTTACAAGAGTAAGTGTAGTACCACTAACACTTTCAATTTCTCCTCTTAATGAACCATATATTGGAACTCTTGTTTCTAATGAGGAAGTATAATCCACATAAAATTCAGTAAATATATTCCAAGGTCGTATATTTGCTGCAGATGCAGTTACAATGCCCTCTGGTGCCAAATTATCATAGGTGTCCTTTAATATTACTGTATTTTTATTTTCAACAATATCAATTTCTGCAACTAAATCTGCAGTAACCGGAATTCTACTTATTACTTGAGATGTTGTAGTTAATTGGACCTGAACATTTTCTACCCATAAAATTCCTTCTGGACCATACTGACCATATACATAAACACGTGTAGATTTAGTCAAATCCCAATCATCTTCAACTTCAGCTGTATAACTAACTTGTTCCCATTCTCCAACTTTAGAACATGGTATATATCTTCTAAATTCTCTCTCGCCTGCTCTCTGCATACCTTCTTCTAATGTTGCTGGATGATCCCTAATCCAATTTCCCCAGGTTGTATTACCATCACTTAGTTTGAAATGACGTAATCCAACCATTGCACCTTTACCGAATATATCGGATTTTTGCCACCAAGAAATTGTGATATTATCTCCGGGTTCTATTCCTTGGGCAGCCATTGTATGTGGTAAAATTTGTGCAATTCCTAACCATCTGTGTGCTAATGTGGCAAGTTCGTCAGGATTATCAGTAGAATTAACAAATCCCGTTCTATATGGACTTGATAATGGATAATTAGTATGATTTGGTGCACCAAATTCTGAATTATGATCAATAAACTTCATACAAGTATCACCATGTTGGCCTTCACCTTCTACCCATTTGGCATGATATCCTAACCAACCACTATGCCATCTTGACTTATCATTTTTTCTATCCTCATCTCCACCCCAATTAAAAGCATTGAATCCAGCCCCCCACCCTTCTGGTTTTACTGCATCTGAATGTAAAATTGGATCCCAATATTGCCAAATTAAATCAACTACAGAAGATTCTGCTGTCCATGTCCAAACTAAATCTTGATTATCTGATCTTACATTAGACCAAATCCAATCACAATCTTTTAATTGATTATGTATATTAGATGGTATACTACCAGCTTTTTTCCAATTTAAATCAGTCGGATTAGTATCATTTGATATAATTTCCCATGGACCAGATGATTCAGTAAACAGTGTAATAGATTCTGAAATATCTTCGGCATTTAATTCTTTATGACTAGTAGTATCAGACCTCCAGTCGACTTCTACTTGATTCTCATAACTAGCTCGTCCATCACCGGTTTTAATTATACTTCCATTCCAAAATATTTTTGCAATGAATCCGGCTCCCTCTGTACCATTATGAGTTAGTATTTCTAATCTTGCAAGATCATCTGGAAGATTATGAGTATAAGACTCTCTATAAGCTCCTGCCACACCTACTGATGAACCAACCACACTTCCACTGGTGGAACCAGAAGCAAAAGAAGTTATAGTATAATTATTATCAACTCGTAATATAATTTTATTATTTCCTGAACCATGAAATGGGCTTACTAAAAATTCACGTTCATATTTTTTAATATCAGTTGCAAGTGGATTTTTTAATGGAATATCATCTATTACTATTACTTCTGTATCTTCACTAAAAACTTCATCTATAACAAATGCATCTTTAATAGTAATTTTACCACTTTCTCTACCATTACTATCAGAAATCATTTCTGAAACAAACCCATCATCTTCATCTGAAAATATTGCAGTTAATGTTTTTCCATCGTCCCCAAATGTAATAAGACCGGTTACAGGAATATCAGTATCTTCAATTCTTGGACTTATCATAAAAAGACTTGGCTTTCCGAATATACTACCTGGTTCAAATTGAATATTAGTGATATATCGAATTGAATCTTGATCATCAATATCAAAAAGATTTGTCTTTCCTAAAAACCACTTAATCGTCCCATTAGAATTTTCAGATATAGTTATAATTTTATATTGATGGGACCATATCTTACCATCAACCATTTTTTCTTCAACTACATCATAAGGTGGATATTGATTTTCTATACTTTGAAAACCATCCCCAGAGTTTATTTTACCTCTAAATAATCCACGTCTTTCCTCTGGCCAGCCTTCACCCCAGTGTACCCAACAACTCATTATATAAGTTTCACCAGGTATTCCATCTAAAATTATTTCATATTGATTATTTGAATCATTTGATGTGGTTTTTAGACACCAAGCACTATTACCTGGATTTGGAAAAATTATGATTTCATGATTATCACTAATACTGCTGTTTTCAGAAATATCAGTTCCATTAAAAAAATGACCATTAGTAACTAAATTTTGAGATGGTAAAACTGTTTCAGTTTCAACAGTAGGAACATATCTTGATATTACTTCTGGTGTCCCTTCATAATCTATTATAAAAGCTTCTCTTATTATAAGAGTTCCACCATTCATAGCTCCTGTTAAAATTATATTAGATACATCTATTGTAACATTTTTACCGTCTCCCCCAAAAGTCATATAAGAATTACCACTTATATCAGAATAAGATAAACAATCATACCCTAATAACCTAAATTGCTCAGAATAATTTTCATCATTTATACCAGGATTTGGCCGAAGTCTCATTTCTGTTCGTGATGGGGATAATTCTTGGATCCAAAACTTATTTTCTTGTATGAACAATTCTATAAAATTACCATCGTCATCTTTTAATGGGTCTTCTAAAGTTCCAGCATATATTTTACCATCTGTGTCTATCCAATATTCTCCAGTGTAAATAGTTTTATCAGATTTTTTAGTTATAACAACCTTATTAGAACCACCTATCTGTCTTAAAAAATTATATACTATTTTATAAGTTCCGCGTTCATAACCAAGACTTCTAACATGGGCACCAATATCTAACCTATCTGGTAATGGATAAGGAATTTCACCAGAAGCTATATAATTATCACTCACATCATAAAGATGAAATTCAATTACATCTGTTTCAAGAGTTCCAAATGATATTATACTACCCTCATTTAATCCAGATATTCCTATAAGAGATAAATCTTTCGATTTTAACCTTGATAATTTTCCTGTTGTTGGATCTAAAATTAATTGTTTTTTCTTAGCCATTAAAATTCCGTAAATTCTCTATCGATTATTTTATTAAGTTCTTCATTTTCTTCATAGTCAAAATAACCTATATTCCAAGAAAGAGTATGATTTTCTAGATGTCCCGTCCCGTCTGTTCCCTCTCCTGGAATTATTTTTTCAAATAAAATTATATTTCCAGATTTTGGATCACGTAAAATACCATCATTAATATTTCCAAACTGAGTTTTATTTTCTATAAGTTCTAAATATTTTATTTCATCTCGTCTTGCTATTTCTTGATAAAACTCAAGATTTATAAGTTCATCTGTTGTATATGGCATTATTTATCTCACCACTTTAAAGGAATGATCCTCTTCAAAATACTGAACAGTTTCATCAGCAGTTCCACTACCACTTACAATCTTATATTCAATTTTATAAAATCGTTCAGCTTGTAATCCGTCCATCCAAAAATTAAAATAATTTCCTGTTGAATCACAACTCACCTTTGAACCACTTCCGAAAGGTACTATAACATCTTCTGTATATGCATCTTTAATTTGATAATACGTACTACCACTTGGTAAAGTTTTTACCGTTAAATAGCCAGTACTATATCCACTCGTTGAAAATGTTTTTTCAGGATATCTTTCTCTACCAACAACTCTAAATTTTACTTTTGAAGTTTCTTTGTATTCCTTTCGTAATCCTTTCATATAAAAAACCACATCTTCTAAATTTGTGGATGTTAATGCAGATAATGAACCAGTTGCCCATTTAGAATCATCCCAAACTACTTCTAATTTCGGTGGATAAACTGTATGGGTATTACGTGAAAAGAATTTAAAATTCCCATAATTAGTAGTATTTCCTTCCGCTGATCCAGTATTACTATTACCATAACTTCCACTTCGTTTTAATATAAATCCCTCGTTTGGAACTGTACTATTTAACCATTTATTTACAATATCACTTACATTTATTCTTAAATCTGAAGGTTCGTGGGTGAAAGATTGAGATGCTTCATATCCACTTCCACTGTACCAAGTACCACCTATATCATCTGAACCACTTACCCATTGAGTTTTTGCAATATCATTATCTCTGTATTTCCAACTAGCACCATCTCCCGTTAATGGAAAATCACTATAATGTCCGGATCCCAAATCCCAACTTTGACTGACTGGATATCCATATAAAGTTTGAGATATATTTAATTCTTCTGAACCTGCATCATATAAATTAAGATAATATGTTGGATTAGAAATTAGACCACTTGATACTGATTGAGAAATATAAGTTAAATCAAATTTGATAAGTGCTCTTGAAACATATATTACAGTACCGTCAGCATTCATATCCTTTCTAATCTCAAGAATTGCATCAAGACCAGTATTCATACTATGAGTTGCTTCATATAATGTAGAATCTTTTGTTACGTATTCAAAATAATGCATTAATAATCTCCCATTACTCTACCCATAATATCTATATCTGGGTATTTAACTTCAAAAATTGCTGGATCAACTGACGGATAAACTATCCCATTAAAAGTTGATCCTTGAACATCATAAATGTTGCCAGAATATCCAGAGGAGGTTTCCCACTTATTTTCGATAATAATCAAATCAGGATTACCTTCTAATGGAGAGACTAACGATGTAATTCCTTCAACTGAAAGTAACTCCGATGCAATATCTGATAACACAATGGGTTGATTAATTTGCCATTTATCTATATTAAAATATAATTTTAACACATCAACACATTTCAATAATACTTCATTTTTATTAAATCCCTTTCTAGTTAACACAGCAAATTTAATACTAATATTGATTCTCCATGCATCTTTTAACTGAACTGCATCAGTCATTATTCTATATTGGCTTAAATAAATTTTTATATTTTCCTTAACAGCTTGATTTAATTTTACTAATTTTTTATTTTGATCATATCCAAGCATATACATATTTAATGCTAATGGATTTGGTTGAAAAGTGTCGTCGCTTTCATTTCCTCCTGCCGCCGCAACTTGTTCATCTTGTATTATATAAACTTTAGCAATATTACCATATTTTGAAGGAAGCGAATAAATACGAGTAATATAATCGTCTTTTGTTACTGCCCTGCTCTGTGCCTGAAAATAAGCGAGTGCATTCACCTTTACATCTTCCAGAGTTTCAGTTCCACTGCCTCCAGTTGCTGGGTCTGGATTTGATGCTGCTACTGAATTTTGAGAAGCTGTTTTTAGTCCTGAATTTAAACTAAGAGAATTATCAAATTGGGAACTAATTAAAGTAATATTATTAATAGTATTAGATGCTACGTTATCATCAATTCCACCACCGGACGAATATCTAATTGTTAATGTTGTATTAGTTGGACATTGACCATAAGTTTCTGTATTTAAAAAGTTTGCTGGATCAAAAGATGTATCAAGAAAACTTGGTGTTCCTGGTAAATTAGAACCAACATTACTTGGATTTGGTATAATTTCTTCGTCTGATCCCGCTGCTACTCCAGAACCAAATCTCAATTCTGTTTTACCATCTGGTCTTATATATGTTTTAAATCGTTTAGATGTCTTTACAAGTTTTAAAAGAAATGGTGCAAAATTTCTACCTTCTACTAAATCAGGAGAATTTAAAGATGTATTCTCAGAATCTGCATATACCGTATCTTGTGCTAAAAATGGAACTTCATACCAACTATTTCCATCACTATCTGTTACAGAAATAATTTCTAAAACAGGACTATTTGCAAGAACAACTCTTTTATACTTTTCTGCTACTCCAAATGTTATAAAGTCAGTTGTAATTATTCCACTAACTGCTTTAACTGATTTTTTTAATAACCATTTTGTAATATTGCTATCATCATCAACTTCAAATATATCTTCTTGACGAGGACTTAATGAACTTGAATCTCTAAATATAACATCATCTGTTGTTCTAAACACTGTTCCGTTGATAGATGTTGCCTGCATTCCGGCTGGGATTGTAAGACAATAATCTTCATTAGGTTGTCTTTTTTCATCTACAACATTACTGGGATCTGATGGTACAATTTGGAATACATCAAGAGTTACAGATGCCGGTGAAGCTAACTTTGGTTTATATCCATATCCTTGAGCGATTTCATAAATAGTTTTCTTTTCTTCTGCAAAGACTAACATACTTTCCTTAAACTGCTCATCAATATAATATGACAATACATCACCAACATAAGATGCCATTTCAATAAACATCATTCCTGGATCAGATTCATTAAAATCATTATATGTATTCGGAAAATAAGTTTTTGCAAACTCTATCAAACTATCTCTAAATGAAGAGAAATCTTTATTTAAATATTTTACATCTCTGCTAAGTCCATGTGCGGCCATTTACTTTCTCCATTATTGTTTAATTACTGATTCAAATTGATCAAAACTTATCGAAACTTTTTCAAATCTATCTGGTTCAAATGACAATCCAAAATCTATTGCTATATTTACTCGATTAATATTATAATCTGGCATTGTAATTTCTATATTTTTAATGTTTATATAAGGTAACCAAGTTTCAAGTGATTCTCTAATAGCTTCTTCTAATATGTCACCAAAATCTTCATTCATTGGTTCAAACAATATTGTATGTAAATTTGATCCAAATGTTGGTTGTCCCAACCTTTCACCAGGAATTGTTTTAAATAAATTTATTATATTATATTTTGCCTGTTGAAGTGTAGTTTTAGTTTGTTTGAAAAATCCTGTATCTGAATATCCCATAGGAAGTTTTAATCCTATAAAAGTATCTGGATTTAAATCTTTTTCTCTTGCTCCCATTTATATTCTCCTATTAAATTGGTAATACAGTATTTTCTACACTAACAATTAAACCATTTTTTACTGTAATTCTTTTATAAACTGCTATTCCGGCTATAACACCCACTGCAACTACAAAATCAGTTGTAAGTCCTTCTCCACCTTCAATAAAACCCAATCCGTTTACTCGTAATTTACCTTCTATTTTAATTTCCTTACTACTAAAGGTAATATTTAATTTATCAAATATCTTTTTAAGAATTACCATCTGTTTTGCTGAATCAATATTTAATTTTGCTATTGTCTTAAATCTTTTTAATAGTCTTGATAATTTTGTTTTTTTAGTTTTAGGATTAGTCTGAACTTGTCTAATATTTAACTGACCTTTTGATGTTAAATATAAACTACCGGGTAATCTATTCTCCATATAAGATTTATTATCAAATTTATCTATATTATCTTCGCCCGTTAAATAAGAATGTATTGCATCAGCTTCTTCTTGAGATAATTTAGCATTTTCTTTTCTTATATCACGTTTAGTTTCTGAATCGTGGCCTTTCCAAATTCTATTATTTTTTATTTTTTCAAGTTTATACTTTAAAAACTGTTTATCTAATGCCATTATTTATCCACCTTTTTCTTGTTAATTACTTTCATAAGTTTTGAATAATCTCTTGTTAATGCATCTGTTACGTGATCTGGAACATCATCAACATTTATTCTAGCATTTTTAATAGTTTGTACTGCCCCTACTTCTCTTTTTCGTTGTTTTACAACTTCCGAACTAGATTCTCCTACACCATAATTTCTTGCTAAAACATCATCTATTCTATTCGAATCATATACTCCACCACCCATTGTTGCATATTCACCATCTCCTTGTGGAACTCCACCAGCGGTTTCATTTAACACTTTGTTAAGAGCCTCATTTGAAGTATAATTTACTATCTCTTTTTTTGGTTTAATTTTATACTGTTTTCTACTTGGTTCTTTAAATTCTTTTTCTATTAAGGGGGCTGAAACTAATTCGGAAAGTAAAGATGAGTTTTCTTCTTTAATAAATATCTCATTCATTTGTTTTTTCACTTCTTTACGAACTACTGTTTCGATTATTTTTAATAACTCTTGTTTCTTCATTTTACTCTCCTTATATTATAACTCATTTAAATAATCTTCCAATACTGGATCTGCAAAACATTTTGATAATTCATCAAGTTGAAGTGCAAGTTCATTTGAAAGTACTGATGTGTCTACTTCATCTAAATTTGTATCTGTATCTATTTCTGTCCAAGTTCCCCCCGCTGATTCACAGTCGCTTTCATTATCGTGTTCTGGAATTGAACAAAAACCAACTCCTTCTGAATCCGGACCTTCATCATCAAACATATCCCTTGTTTCGTCTGTTAATGTATCATACATATCTTGGAGTTCTTTTAATTCATCTGGATCTATCCAAATTCCTCCGGCCGCTTCACAATCTTCTTTATTATCAGGAGGTGCTTGGCCGGCTTGCATAGCACATTGTGCTAAAATACTCATTAGTTGTACTTGTAATATTGGTACAATTGCTACAAATCTTCCAGCTGTTGCTAATAAAATACCAACCAACATATCTACTAGCCCCATAATATTAAGTAACTTCATAAATTTATTTACAATTTTAAGTGGTTTCATTATAAAAAATAAAATCTTTTTAACTAATTTTAAAACTTTTCGAATAATTTTTATGACTTTAATTAGCTTCTTCAATATTGGTATTAATTTCATTAATCGTTTTAAAATCGATAACATATTACGAATTGTTTGTTTTACAGGTAGAGTACAAACATCTTCTGGATTAAGTTTTGCCTGATCCATAATCTTATCAACGTCCATCTGTAATTTTCCTAATATCGAACCAAGTTTAGACATCATTTTAGTTATTTTTGCAGTAAACCCTGATAACTGATAGGCTGTTAATTCAGGGATTTGCATATTAGCTAAGTCTGAAAGAAAATCTTTATCATCTTGTCCTGGCCAATCTACACCAAATCCTGCACAAAATGCTTCAGCTGAATCTGCTTCACTACCTACACTTCCTTTCGTCTTTGGGGGGCCTACTAATGCAACTGAATTTTGATTAGTCGTAAATGGAGGAGGAGCACATTGTGTTTCACCATCTGAATATTGTACACATCCCTGATGTATTACTGTTCCAATTGGGACTGATTCCCCCTCTTCAAATTCAAATACATCATCTCCCGTTTCAGGCCAGATCACAACTGCCCCATCATTACCAGCTGTTGCATACATATCATCATCGTTAACAAATCGTAACGGAAATACTTCTATCCCCCCTCTACCAGCCGAATCTAATATCCATTGTCCCGGAGAAGGAGTTCCTTCCCATACCCAAATATTTCCATCTGTATCTGCATGTGGAGAATTTACAACTGGGGGTGGATCTCCACTTGGTGATCCTACGGGGGGAGTTTCTCCCCCAGCAATTGAATCTAATCTCCACTGTCCCGGAGAAGGAGTTCCTTCCCATACCCAAATATTTCCATCTGTATCTGTGTGAGGAGAACTTATAACAGGAGGTGGATTCCCATTTGGAGATCCTACAGGAGGAACTGTAATTATTCCTTTTATAAATATAGATCCTTCTAATAATTCACATCCTGATATTAGTCTATCACCTGCTCCTAATGTCACTCTTTGTCCTGCTATTAACTTACATTGTATCATTATTGAGGTCCTCTTATATGTGCAACAGTTACAGTTTTACTTTTCGGTTCATCCAGCCTTAATTTTAATGCAAGAATACTACTATTCAATTGTACTGCCGCAACATTTATTTGAGTTAAAGGCACAGGTATTCCAATATTACCACCTCCAACTGCTCCACTTATTTGAATACAAAATTCACTTATAACACCAAGTAACTTGTCAAATAATTTCATTGTTTGATCACCACCAAGAACTGGTTGAACTGCTTCTGCATCTCCCAATTTCACAGCACCCTTTTCTGGAATCTGAAGAACAATTTCCTCATTAGCAGAAATATCCACTATTTTATTAGAAAATATATAAGTATTATCTAATCGTGAATTAAAAATCATTCTATCAGAATTCAAAATAATTTGATTCCCATCAAACTTTTTAACAAACTGATTTTTAATTTTACTTACAGAACTCGGTTTAAATGGGACAGTTTGGTTGGTAGTCATCCAAATAGAAGAATTGTCATTATTTATATCTTCAAGTACTGGTCTATTTACAAATTTATCTAAATCCCATTTTGGATCTGATTGGCCAGTTCTTATAATAATATTTGGAGAATTCTCCTTGCCCGTATCAGAATCAATAGTATTATCATCTTTAATTTTTTCTGTAATATTACTTCCAAATCTAATAGACTGCCCAAATCTACCATTAAATATAATATCACCCTCTTCAGCCTGAAGTTGCCTTATTTTAGAATTTTCTTTAAAATCTACAATTTTAAATTCTTTCTGGATCGATGTTGTCCACCTGGTCAATCCAGGATATGAATTTGAATTAACAGAATTAGAATAATTTATTTTCTGAGTATAATATTTGAGTCCAAAATAATCTACTGCTATAACAAATTCACCTGGTAATGGATACTCTTTAATATTAGTGTCAAGTGGTTTAAGTTCTACATAATCCTTTTCGTTCTTACTACTAATTGCCATACGAGCTAAAACCCACCCATATTTTGACCAGTCTGGTTTATCAGTTTCTCCAATTAGTGGTAGATCTTCTTCATCTAAATAAATTTCTATTATTTCTGCTGGTTCCAATTCATAAAATTCAGGAGATAATTGCATTAATTCACTACGTAACCTACTAACATCTTTTACAGTTGCTATACCATCTGGAGCTATTACATATTCATCATGCCTATTTATTTTATATGCCATTAATTTTCCTTAACTTGTTGAATATCATCTGTAATTTTATCAGATTTTTTTTGTATGTCCACAACAACTTCATCTATACTTCTTAACAACTGATCCTTTTCTTTCTCTGACAATCCAAACTCCGATTCTGAACCACCTTTGCTTTCAGCTGCAATTATTCTTTGAACTATTGCTGCAAGTTTAACAAGTTGTTCATCATTTTTTACATTAATTTCAAGATATTCTTTTATCATGGGAATAAGCTGAATAGCCATATTTCCATCTGTAATAAATCCAGCAAGTTCTTTAACTAGTATTTCAAGTTGTTTTTTGTTATGTGTGGAATTATCATATATATCTTTGAATAATGAAGATAAGCTTTTACCTTCAAATAATTCATATTCTTTGCTCATTTTAGATTTCCTTTAACATTAAAAGATAATATAACTCACTACTTATAAATATAAAAATCATTAAAAATATCACTTTCTAAATTTTATATATATTGGTAATTAAAAGGGAATATATATAATAGTTATTATAGGAAGGAAATTAAATCCTTTCAAAAGAAGGGAAAGTACCCTTTTTTGGTAAAGATAACAAACAACGGGAGAAAACAATGAAGGAAATCATCACATTAGTCAAAGGATGGGTGGACGATATAGCTCACCTGTTATTGTCCTTTGTAGCCATAGGAGCTGTTTCTGAAGTAATTTTTGGAACTGGTATCTTTGGTGTAAATGTAATAGGTAACCTGACAGCTATCATAGATAAATTCGGCGAATCCGGTTTCGCTGGCTTAGTCGCTTTATTGGTGTTGGTGGGTTTATTCCGTAAATAG